CTCCGGTGTCACCTAGCTTTCGCTAGGGGTTGCTCAAGTTAATGAGCACAGCAGTTTCCCACTGCTGCCATTCCGGCTCTCCCCTGTTAAGAGAGTCGGTTGTCGGTGCATAATCCCAAAAGGGAGTACACACCTGCCTCGTATGGTAGTATACTCTATCATGCCTGACAGTGTACACTCCATTAACCAACTCACCGTACAAGAAGCTACAGAGCAACCCTTCAGAGTTGAACTGCAACTTCTTCATCCCTTTCGGAGTACAGATCTCCGTCTCTAAAACGCGAATCACCATAGGCCTGGGAGAAAATATTCGATAAAGAGTCGAATAATTCTCGTCAAGCCGATAATGTTCGCGTCTCAAAAAAGCTCGTGGAACACGAACACCGGTATTGTTCCCCTCAGCAAATGGTACGGGGAGAAATCTCCCACGCATCCATCCAATGAGTAAAGAACACGCCTTTTTAAGGGCGATGCCAGTTTTCGCGCTCCATTCGTTTAAGAGATTGACGGCGACACAAAGGTCTTGTAGCGAATCGAGGCGCTTAATGTAGACGCCCCGAACTGGTTGACCTGAAAGCCAATCAGTACCACAAGACTCTCTGAACGGCCCTTCACTAAAGGTCTTCGAGGGGTTAGGCGTGAAACCAGCCAGCTTGAGGAGTCTCATGACACATCGAAAAGCTCGTGTGTCACAAATGAGATCATCCCCAAAACATGACCAATTTCTCGCCGCCCCATCGAGCACAGGAATACCTGCGACCCGATGTGCTGCTCGAATGATACAAGAGAAGAGAATCGTCTGAAGGGGGAATGTAAAACCATTCCCCATAGTCGATACCATCTCTAGGCGAACTCTCTCGCCATTCACAAGAGTGAATGGACTGCGGAGTTCGACCAAAGTGGCATGTAGCCATTGCGGTAGAACCTCCTTACAGAGTGAGAGAGAGATAGAATCAGAAGCAGAGGACAGATCAATTGTTGAAACTGATCCGTCATAACTTCCGATCCTAGCCAGTCGTCGATTGACATCTGGTTGAGTAGCGAGATTTATCCCGAAGGATTCATCCAACCACTCTTCCATTAGTCGGCCGAGCCCAAGCTGAAAAAACATGTTCAGCGAGGGCTCGACACAAATCATACGACTTGTATCGGCCGTTTTTGGAACGAAGCTAGTTTTGCTGCAGTTGACTATGGTAGGGTGACCGAAGTGAGAGTAGCGGTTTGTTTCCGCATCGTCCCACATCCGGTACCACTGAACGTAGTCCTTATACTCTCTGTATAAGAGTTCCGACGTTGTAGTTAGCGGGGACGCAAAAAGCTTAGCATACATGCTTTGCCCTTGCGCCTCAATAGCCGCACCAGGCCCAACTCTACTCCTACTCAAAACTTCATAGTAGGATTCAAGTCGAGGCAAGCCATCCTTATGGAAAAAGTTATCGACTTCTCTTTGGAATTCTCCAAAAAGCTGCCTGTCACTTTCCCATTCGGGTAGGAACTTCCAGTCACGGCACGTTTTATTTGATGCCATGAACTTCTCATAAGCAATCTGATCAGGTTTGCGAGTATCACGAGGGACCCACTTTTTCAAAAGGGTCTTTAGTAAAGTCGCACCCTGAAATTGCTCCAAGGAAGCATCTGGAGGGATCGGCCCGTCTCCTACTGGGAGATTAGGAACCGAATCCAACAAGTCAGAAAGAACTGCCTGATAAAGAGCGACAGAGCGAGTGCCCATGTTGCTTTCCTCACTGTTTCACTAAGTACTGCTGACTTACGTCAGCTGGCGATGCTTACGCACCGCCGAAAGCAAACGCCGCGACCCCCAGAACTGCCTTTGCCCCGTTTCCGAGGCCAGGAAGGTTCTGAAGGACAACGATGGTTGCTAGTATCGCACTCCTGTGCATCGTCAGCCACTTGAGCATCGTTAGATGACCCCAGTGACTGCCGTATCACCGATAGATGCGGAAATCTGATTCAGACTTCCGATCATCAGCGAGAGTGCAGCGCGCACATTCACCGCATCCGCGGCGTCCGCACCGGCAGGAACTTCGATCGACGTCACGATTTGCATCGGGACGGCGGCCTGGCCTGCCAGTGGCGTAACGCCTTTACGGACACGGATAGTGTACACGTTTCGTGGAACAGAGCGGAGAGCACCCGTCACGGGATCCACCGCGCTCAGAACCCGAAGGTTCTGAGGACGCGACAGAGTGATCGTGAACGGGCGACTCGGCGACGACGAGGAGTCGACACCAGTCTGCGTTCCGCCCAAAGCGGTAACAGCATACTGTTTGCCGGCGCTCGAAGGAGCCGTGTCAGCAGAGATGGTATACGTCGGAGACGTAAGACCAGTCTGGGCACCCCCCGTAACAGGGGAAGTAAGGGTAAAACTCATTGGTCACCTATGGTTGTTGGATTGAAGGATCACAAACCACTCACCTAAGCTTACCGAGCAGTATCGCGCCAATGTTAACCCAGGGTTTGTTACTGACAGGCCAGTGAAACTGGAAGTCAGGCAACATATCCGAGGGTTGAACAGATTGACGCGACACTACACGGCGCTGAAGTGAGGCACGACCGCCACTAGCAGTAACTCCGAGGAGTTTTGTTGACGCCAACAGACCTGAATCATAAGTAATCTTAGGGTACACATCCGAGTATACACTCGTAACTGTGCGCCTGTCGGTCACCTGTGACCAGATCACGTTAGCATCACGAAACGCTAGTGAATTGATTATGTCGCCAATGTTGACGAAATAATCAACGACGAAGGAATATGGGATCAATTCCCATATAGTCGGTATAAATCTTTCAGGCAATAGCCCGAGGACCTGTTTCCGACTCATGGTGCCATCAACAGCACCAGTCCTCACGACCCCGATATAGGTACGAGTTACCGTCCCGCGAATTTGGACGGATTGCATAATTCGTAACCGATTACTCACACGCTGAAACACCTGCACTTCTGTAGAGCTACCATCGTAGTCTGTTTGAGCAGATCCTCTGATTCGCTTTTGATCGAATCGGTCGAATCTAGTCTGCAGACCCACCATGGCATTAGCCACATCAGATACAAGTGGATTCCAGCCGAAAGTAAACTCGAGGTAGGTGTCCGCGAGGGCCTTCTTAAGTGAAATACCTTTTCGTTTACGTTTCAAAGTCTTCTTCGACTTTAAAATGTGTCCCAAGGTAAACTTTCGCAAGGCCCCCAACGGATTCGTCACGCCGTGCACAAGCTCCTTCCATTCACCCAGGTTCTGCCCGCCCTCAATCGAGGAGCGTGCACTCTGAGCTGCTGAGAGAAACTTGCGCAAAGCACGGTTTTTCACGGTGGATAAGACATCAGTCGGGACGGTACTATCGTTGGGCATCTGATAGAAAGGATACCCACGCATACCGTACGTCTGAACTTCACCAGGAATTGACGGAAGCTGACTGTAGGTAAAATACGCGAGCATTGGATACGCTGCAACTGATTGCTTTTGTGCATTCATTGTAGTCGTAGCCGACAGGCCATTTCTGACCTGGCTGCGCCAAGACGGGTTTTTTGACCCGTTTAGTGTATCTTCCCATTTAATGGGATTATTCACTACTCGATTTGTTGTCGAGAACTTGTTTCCGAATGAACTTATACCGAAATTAAAATCATCGGCAAAGTCCGGAAAGTACCCTTTAGTCGACTTATTGTATGGTTCCATGGTGTGTCTTAGGTTATGGGTGATGTAGTCGTGAGGCTACAGTTGCACCACATGGCCGAGAGAGTCCTGTACACCAACGACATGAATAGCGTCCTTCGACGCAATCCATAAGAGACGTGGCAGCCTCTTCCCTGATTTCAGGAAAGAAGTTACCATATCTCTGGTCGCTGCAGCACAAGACACATATGCGTACCCAAACCGGTCAAACCGGCGAGAGTATGCCTCACGAAAGTCTTTCGACTCTGTGAGCAAGCGATGTCCAACTTGAAGGAGGACATCAGGAGGCAACGTATCCAGCAGTGAAGCTGAGATACGGGCAAACTGAATATCATAGGGGCTAGAAGCTCCCTCGATACCAAGTTTGCACAGGTCCAAATCGGAAATGACCGCACTCTCCGCATTGCGTAGAATGCAGCCAACCAGTCTGTTCCAGTGCATCCACTTGTTAGTGATAATGTGCATAAACGACCTCATTGGTGATGGACTAGTCGCACCGAATGGTGACGACAGAGTGAGCCCGAAAG